CTGGGGCTGCTGAACAAAAATTAGATTTTGCTCTCGAAGGAAAACCTTATTCAAGTGTATCTACTGCTGGAGAATTAACTGCTGAATTTACAACTGCATTTACAAATCTATTTGGAGCAAATGCCCCTAAAGAATTAATTAATGCATTTACTAGCGAGTTACAAGCACTGCAAATGTCACGCTCAACAAAGCGTGCTGGCAAAGATGGAAATATTGTCTATCAGGGAGTATCCCCTCAAGAGCGTTTAAATGTTCTTAATAAATACCTTACCGCACATGCTAAGACTATAACTGTTGCGGCAAGTGCTGGAGATGTTAAGGCTACTGCACTACTTCAACGTGGTAATTTTGGAGTTGCTTACACTAGTTTAAAGAATGCTTATGCTGATAATGGCATACCATTTAATGCTGATGCTCTTGCAAAGTTAACCATTGAATCGGCTATTACTCCAGATAAACTTAAGGCTAACCTTAATTTAATCAACCTACAGGCTAAGACTTATTTTCCTGCATTAGCAGATAAGATTGATAAGGGTTACACTGTAAAGCAGTTACTTAGCCCATATCTTCAAACTCGTGCAAATATACTTGAAGAAGACGCAGATGCTATTGACCTAAAAGAACTACAAGGTATTGCCAAAGACCCTAAGGGCTTGGTAGGATTATATGACTATGAAATTTCTTTACGCAAAGACCCTAAATGGCGTTTTACAAAGAATGCTCAAGATTCTCTTGGCGGTTTAGCAAGAGACTTGACTAAGATGTTTGGATTGGCAGGATAATGGCAAGAAAACCAACAGCAGCAGACTTATTGGCATTAGATTTGCAGCGTCAACTTGCTGCGCTTAATGCTCAACCAAGTCCAGTTAAAGTTGTAAATGATATCATTAATCCACCAGCCCCTGCTACTTATGAGCAAAAAATGGCTGATTACGAAAAAGCAAAATCACAATTTTCAGAAATTAAAGACCCATTAGTAAGAGCAACTTTAGAGGGTTTGGCTAAATCTGCAGATACTCAAACTACTAGAGTTGCTGATATGGCAGAGGCGCTTGGCTATCAAGTAAACTCAAGCACTGGTGTTGTTGAACCAAAACCATTTGTTCCTCCGTCAATAACTCCAACTCCAACACCTACTCCACTAAGCACAACCCCAACATTAGATACTAAAAAAGTAGATGCAATTGCAGCAATTAGCGCATTGTTATCTTCTTATGGTCTTGGCGACCTAAGCGGAGCAGTAACTGAAGCAGTTCAAAAGGGATACACAAGCGATACTATTCAATTAATTATGCAAGACCCTAATAGCAAAGACCCATTAGCGGTTGCATTCCAAACAAGATTTTCTGGTAACAAGGCTCGTTTTGCTGCAGGAAAAGCAGTATTAAGTCCTGGAGAATACCTTGCTGCAGAACGTTCATACACACAAGTTCTTCAATCTTATGGTGTAGCAAGTCTAGCAACCAAAGATAAGTTAAGTTCTTTTATTAGCAACGATATTTCAGCAGCAGAAGTTGCTGACCGTGTAGGTCTAGCAATAGATAGAGTTAAGAATGCTGACCCATTTGTAAAGGCTGCATTAGCAGAATATTATCCAACATTGAATCAAGCAGATATTGTTTCTGCAGTATTAGACCCAGCAGAAGGCTTGCCAGCATTAAAGCGCAAGATTCAAATTGGTGAAATCGGTGGCGCTGCTGCTATACAAGGATTAAAGACTGGACTTGCCTCAACCTCTGGAATGGCTGCAGGACTTGAAAATGTAACTTCTGGAGCATTAGGTGCTGAAGCACTAGCATCATTTGGTATCACTCAAGAAGAGGCTCGTAAGGGTTATCAGACAGTAGCAAGTATTGCTCCTCGTGCAGAGTTCTTATCAAGCATCTCAACTGGAGAAGATTACACAAGGCTTCAAGCAGAACAAGAAGCATTCCTTGGTCTAGCATCGGCTAAGAGAGCAAGAGAATCTATATCAGCGCAAGAAGAAGGCAGATTTAAAGGACAATCTGGCTTGACAAAGACTACACTCACTCAAAGTGGTGCTGGTCAGTACTAAATAGAATCCTATGTGAATCCATCGGCCCCACATAGTGTACTAGACCGATAGTAAGAGCCAGCCTGGTTCCCCGACCAGAATCTGAGGCTTACGACTAAACCAAACGAATAGAAGGGTGGGTTGCTATGAGCAACAACTACTGGGATGAAGACGAAGACGACCTAGATACCGACAACGGTGTGCAATTAGAAGGAAGCGATTTACTTAAAAAATTGCGGAAGGCTAAGCGCAACGATGAGAAGCGTATCAAAGAACTCACTGAGCAACTTGAGGGTTTATCCAAGGTGCAGCGTGAGCGTACAGTCAAAGAAGTCCTAGAAAAGAAGGGTGTCAACCTTAAAGCAGCAAGATTAGTTCTTAAGGATTTAGAAGAGGTTAACGAAGAGACAGTGAATAACTGGCTTGATGATAACGCTGATTTATTCGGAATTACAGTTGCTAAAGAGGAGCCAAAAGTAAGTGAAGTAGATAAAGCAGCCTTAAGGCAGCAAGATGTACTCACCCAAAATGCTATGACCCCAGACCGAGCAGAAGACTTAAATCTTCGCATTGATAATGCAGATTCGATGGATGCATTATTGGATGTACTCCGCTCACAATAAAATTCCGTTCATAGTCACTTGGAGGTGACAATATGGCATATGTATCAACAGCATCCGACAATCTCGGAGGTACCGCTGGTGGTGCTGGTCTAGTTCAAAAGGCGTATGACCGTCTTCTTGAGTTCGCTCTCCGTTCAGAACCCCTAATTCGTTCTGTAGCAGATAAGCGTCCAGCCCGTCAAGCAATCCCAGGCTCAACTGTAGTTCTACAACGCTACGTTGACCTATCCGCTGCAACTACCGCTCTGACAGAAACAACTGACCCAGATGCAGTAGCAATGTCAACACCAACCTCAGTAACCATTACTCTTGCAGAGTACGGTAACTCAGTGTTGGTAACTCGTGCATTAGAGTTATTCTCTCTTGCAGATGTTGACCCAGCAATCGCAAACATTATCGCGTTCAACCTTGCAGATTCTATTGACTCCGTAGCAATGACAACATTGCGTGGCGGAACTAACGTAATCTACTCAGGTTCAACTGCAACTTCAACAGCAACAGTTACCGCTGCTGCTACACTATCTTCTGCTAACATCCGCAAGGCTGTTGCGAAGTTACGTGCTGGCAAGGCCGTTGCTCGTAAGGGTTCACTATACTGGGCTGGATTACACCCAGAGGTATCCCACGACCTACGTGCTGAGACAGGTTCAGCAGGATGGTTACTTCCTAACCAATACGGTTCTTCACAAGACCGCATTTGGGCAGGAGAAATCGGAACATACGAGGGTGCATACTTCGTAGAGTCTCCACGTCTGTACTCAGCAACTGATGGTTCTTCATCTGCAAAGGTGTACCGAACAATCATCGCTGGACAGCAAGCATTGGCCGAGGCAGTTGCCGAAGAGCCACACGTAGTAATCGGACCAGTAGTTGACCGCTTGATGCGTCACCGCCCAATGGGTTGGTACGGCGTACTAGGCTTTGCACGCTACCGTGAAGAAGCACTATACAGAATCGAATCAGGTTCTTCAATCGCTTAGTTGATTGACGGTAGGGCTAGGGGAAACTCTAGCCTTACAGTAAGTTCATTAAGGAGAAAAGTGGCAGATTATATATTTACAACACCTACTGTAGAAGAAGGACCAATCGGTAAACATCGTCTATTCTACTTCTATAAAAAAGATGTTGGCACTTCCGTGGTGAAGCAAAATGGTTCATATAGAATTAATCGCTACCCATTAGACCCAAGTGTAGAAACATATGAAGAGTTTTATATTGGTGGACATAAGCACGTAGTAGATGATACTACCAAAGCAGCATTGATTGCTGGTGGTATAGGAGTTACAGAGGCAAATTTTACAGCAGTATAAGGGGATAAATGAAACACTGGGAACATCATCCAGAACCAATTGATGGATGTTTTGGATGTAAAGGTTTAACTCTTCAGATGAATTCTGGAGATGCTAAGAGAGATATTTCTGATAAGAAATGGACCTCAGAACTAAAGGCTTACAAGGATGCAAGAGCACAAGGCATACAGCCAGCAGGAACAAGTATGCGCCATATACAAGAAGCGCATAAAGCATCAGAAGTTTTAGGTAAAGCGTACAATGCGGACACTATGCCTAAAGCAAAAGATATAAACAATAAATCCGCAGCCGTAATGAAAGAGATAGGACAAATCTAATGCCAAAAGTAGGAAAAAAGAAATTCCCATACACCGCAAAAGGCAAGAAGGCTGCAAAGGCTTATGCTAAGGGTGAGAAGATGGAATCCAAGTCTGAGAAGATGATGGAAATGAAAAAGGGTATGAAGAAGATGGGTAAGAAGAAGTAGTATGGCTACTCCTAAACCGAAACCAAAACCTACGCCAAAATTATCAGAGAGTCAAAAACGTGAAGAAACTCTTAAAAAGTTTCAAGAATCAATATCTCCTAAGGGCGTGACCGCAGCCGAGGCTGCTGCTCGTAAAGCACTAGAAGAAAAATATCCAGGAATGTTTCTACCTCAAACTCGTACCACTCCTGGTATTAATAGAGCAAGATAATGTCATCGGGTCAACGCAAGCGTCACGACGGATTTAATAAATCAATTATGCGGGACGGTATGATTGTTATTCTCCGAAAGGATGGACGGGAAAAAACTCGTCTTGACCCAAAGACTAAAGAACAAGTTAAGGGGAGCAAATGAAAAAAGCATTTTGGGATAAGAAGAACCCTAAAAAAACTTCTAAGACATTAACACCAAAGCAAAAATCTACTGCTAAGGCTAGAGCCAAAAAGGCTGGCAGACCTTATCCTAATCTTGTAGATAATGCGGCGGTTGCAAGGGGTAAGAAATAATGGCAAAGACAGCAGCGTGGACACGTAAAGAAGGCAAGAACCCTAAGGGCGGCCTAAATGCGAAGGGCAGAGCATCCTATAAGGGTGGAACCCTCAAGGCACCCGTAAAGAGCGGTGATAACCCCCGTAGAGCCTCATTCTTGGCCCGTATGGGCGGTATGCCAGGACCTGAACGCAAGCCTAATGGTGAGCCAACAAGATTACTACTATCCCTGCAAGCCTGGGGTGCTAGTTCAAAGGCTGACGCAAAGCGTAAAGCCAAAGCGATATCTGCTAGAAACAAGAAATAATTAAGGTGGGGACAATGAGTAAAAAAGATTCAATAGCAGTTGTATGGTGTGACAACGGTATGGTTGATGGCAAGTTTATGCAAGGCGTAACAGATGTAATGTTAAAGTCTGGCGTAGAGTTTGCAACATCACTACGAAGTCAGGGCAACCAGATTGCTAGACAAAGACAAACAGTATTTGATTACTGGTTTGATAAGACTGATTACGAATGGCTACTATGGGTAGACTCAGATGTAGTAATTAGTCCAGAGAAGTTTAGATTATTATGGGATAACAAGGATGCTGAAAAGCGTCCAATTATTACTGGAATATATTTTACTACAGATAATCCAGAAGAACCTTTAATGATTCCAATGCCTACAATCTTTAACTTTATAGTTGGAGATGAGGGTGGGTTTGGATTAACCAGAGTTCACCCAATGCCAGTAAATCAATTAATTAAGGTTGATGCGGCGGGTATGGGATTTGTATTAATGCACC